GCGCTTCAAGCGCCTTCTGCTTGATCTCCTCAAACGCGCGCAGCGCCTCCTGGACCGCTGGGTTGTCGGCAAAGTTCTCCGCCAGGCCCGCCAGCATTCCGCCGTAGGCGTCGATCTGCTCCTTGATCCCGCCGACCAGGTCCGTGACGAACTTCTCGCCGTGTCCGGCGGCCTCCTGCATCGTCTCGTCCCAGGCTTCTCCGAAGCTCATAATCTTCGGGACGGCCACCGTCTCGATCGTGCCGAAGATCTTGGCCAGCACGCCCTCGTTGAACCTCTCGGCCGCGGAGTTCCGTACCCGGGCCCAGGCGTTGTCGAGCACGCTGACCAGGACCTCTCCGAAGTTGATCACCGCGTCCTTCAGGATGTTAAACAGCATGAACCACAACCGCGGCAGCATCATGATGCTCTGCTTCCAGACCGCGAAGAATCCCACGGCCATCTCGGCGACGTTCTGCTTGATCATGTCCCAGCTGACCGCCTCCTGAAGGATCACCTGGATGAGGTCGCCGACCGCCCGGAAAGTGTCCGGGAGGTTCTCCAGGTAGGGGATCATGTCCCGGACCATGTTGGCCGCCATCAGCGCGCCCTTGTTAAACAGCGGGAACAGCCCCTCACCCAGGGCGATCTTCGCGTCGTCGATCGCGGCCTTGAAGATCTGCATCGGCTCGGTGGCGGTCATCTGAGACCCGGCCTCGCCGACCATCTTCATGATCCGCTCGCCGTCCTGCAAAACTGCGTTCAGGAATCCCTGGCGCTTCTCGTTGTCCGTCAGCTGGGCGGCGGTCTTGCCGAGCGTCTGAGCATACGCGTCGTACGCCTCTTTCGCTGAGATATTGATGCCCAGATTGTCGAGGATCATCTTGCTCTGACGACCGATTCCAGTTGCCAGATCGTCAAACATTTGGCCGACGTCGGTCCCGAGGGCTGTGGCCGAGGCTCGGGCTACCTGCATCAGGTCGCCGAGCTGCTCCAGGGGGATCCCGAGCAGGGCGGCCTTTGAGGCGCTCTCCATGATGTCCAGTTGGTTGATCGTCCCGCCGGACATGGCCTGCATCTGGCTGACCACTGCATCGGCCGTGGTCCCGGCCGCCACGGCCATGGACTGCAGGGACGCCTTGATCTGGTCCGCCTGGGCGGCCATCATGGCCGTGTCCTTTGCGAAGTCAAACGCCTTTTTCGCCGCGATGATCGCCGCGGTGAACTTGGCAAAGTTGACCACGCCCTTCAGGGCGCTGCCCTGCATCTTGTTCAGGCTGCGATCGATGCCCTTGATGTCGTCCGTTGCGCGGTCGCGCCCTTCAAAGGTAATTTTGACTTTTGCGTCGGCCATGAGCCTACCTCCGGCGAGTGGTTCGTCTTGCTGGTCTCGGTGCCTTTCGCGATCGGGCGTGGGATGATCGCGTCCTCGTCGATGAAGAGGCTTTCTTCATCTTTTCGTTCTGGATCTCTACGTATTTACCGCGCACGATCCAGTATATTTGAATGTCGAGCCAGGGCTGCTCGCTGTAGCTCCCCGGGTATTTCCAGTTCCGGTAGGTACCGTCCCCGTCGAGTAGCGTCACGCACTCGGCGATGAACGGTACCCACTGCTTCACCTCTCGATAGGGCTCTCGTCCGTCGGGGAGGATGGCTCCGGGTTGGAATCCGTCGCTCTGTCCTTTGATGAACCATTCTGTGCAGTCTCGGATTTCGAGCTGCTCTCTGGTGCTAAAGGGCGGTTGAACTCCGTGATCGCCGAGAAGATCTCCATCTCCAGGTCCGGATACTCGAACAGCTTCTCGATGAAGTCCTCGTCGACGACGATGTCCTCCCCGTTTTCGTTTGTGAAGTTCGTGTCCAGCAGTCCTGCTCTGAGAATCGCCGTGTGGAACTTCTTGATGTCGCCGGATTTGATGTTGATGGGCGTCCCGTCCTCACCGAACTCCAGCGACCCGCGCAGAGCCGCGATCTGTTCTTGAGCCTCGACGGTGAACTTCTTCCGCACGATCACACCGCCTTCCAAGTTCTTCAGCTCATAGTGATCTGAGCGCTGGATCTCTCGCGCCTTCTCTTCCCATTTCAGTTTCGCCACGATTTACCTCCGTGGATTTTTAGTACGCTGATGGGTCCTGATTGATCAGCGTGATTTTTACCGGATCGTTGTAGATCGTCCCCTTCGGACTCAAGGCGTTGAAGCCTATCGTCGCATCGATGATCCCCGTGTTCTCGACGAACTCGTAGCTCGTCAGGGCGCAGTAGGGCATCTCGATCAGCATGAACTCGGGCACCTGGGTGGTGGCGGTGTTGATGATGTACTTGGAGCTGAACTCCAGGGTCAGCGCGGCCTGGTCGGTGTTCGAGAAGATCTTGTTCCTCTCCCCGAAGCTCGACTGGTCCAGCCTCACCTGGATCGTACCGTTCGCCCCGAACATCCCCTTCTGATGGTACTGACGGTCGAGGCTTCCGCCCCCGTAGCCGTCGGTGTTATGGTTATTCACGAAGGTGACGTCGAAGTTGCGGGTGAAGTTGTAGTTGTTACCGCCGAGGGCGAAGTCGCCCCGGTAGTAGATGACCGGCTCCAGATCCTCCAGGGTCAGCGCTGTCTCATACGCCTGTCCCGTCGCCTCGGTGAAGCCGTAGATGGTCGTGGATCCCTCCACGATCGCCTTCAGCGCTCCGCTGAGGTTGATGCTGTCTACGACGCAGCCCGCGTACACGAACCCGTCGTTCGCGTCGATCCCGTACCCGTCTTTCTGCAGGGTCAGGGTCGGCCGCTCTCCGGTCCCCAGGTCTACGATGAACTCGTGACGGTAGCAGCCGCTGTCCGGCGAGTCGAAGAACAAATAGGTCCAGTTGTCCTTCCCCTGCGCCTGGGCCACTGAGATGATCGAGTTCGTCCCACCGCTGATGTCGTACCCGTCGACTCCGAAGATCTTCTCCGCCTGGTAGTCACTGTAGCCGTCGATGACGGTCACCAGCTCGCCCAGGGTATCCTGAGCGGCTGCGGTCAGGCTGAGCACTCCGTTCGAGCCGAAGTTCGTGTCTCCCGTCTCCGACCCTTTCGCCCCCACGTAGGAGGTGATCGAGTTCCCCCCGCCGCTGGCGGAGAGTTTACAGCTCAGCTCGCTGCCGTTGTACTTCAGGCGCATGCACCCCCCGATCTGGTCGGGAGTTGTCTCGGATCCCAGGAGGGACTTGATGAGCATGCCCATGCCCCCGCTCGGCCTCACGGCCAGGGGGATGTCGCCCGCTACGTCTGCGAACAGGATGTAGTCGCCCGTCGACATGTTGTTGCCGACGATGGCCGGATCCGGCCCGGTATTTGCCATCCGGTCCAGGTCCACGATGCCGCTGATAGGAACGACCTTCGTGCGGGATACAGGCGTTCCGGCAGTCGCCTCCAGTCCCGCGGTTAGCTTGATTAGGTTTACACTTGGCATTTAATACCTCCAGCGTGTTTTATGGTTTCCGTCTCTGGAGGTGTTCTGAGTAGGTCTCTCCCCTACAGCGTCCTGCACGTCAGCGGAATCAGCAGCATCTGCATCATCTGCCGTTCTTCCTGGCTCGTCAGCATCTCGGAGTAGTCTTCCTCTCCAAGCTGTACCCAGTTGAACTCGCCTCCGAAGGTGTCGTCCGCCTCCTGGAGTCGGTTCACTGTTTCACTATATCGTAAAAGCGTGTCCTCTACAAGCTCCGTTTTTGCCGCCATGTGCGTGATCCTCAGCACCACCCCGTGGACCAGCCACGGCTCCAGCAACGGCTGCGTCTCGAAGGCGTAGTCGTGCTCCGTCCCGGAGGGTAGCACCTCGATCTTCGGGAACTTGTTCTTGCGGCTCACCCCGCGCTTGATGTCTTTCGGCTCCTCGGTCTCTGTGTCGCTGCGTTCGGTTTTGATCGTGGTCAGCAGGGGCCCGAAGTTGTTGGTCAGGTAGTCCACGATCGTGTCGAGCGTGTCCTCCATGTACTTCCGCGTGATTGGCATCTATCAGTACCTCCCGAGCGCCCGGTTTATGAACCGGGTGATGAACTGCTCCATCTCGTCGATGTCCTTCCGGGTCACGAACAAGAACTCCCGCTTCGGCAGCCGTCCGGGAACGCCTTCCTGGTGGTAGTGCGCGTAGGGGATCTCGGTGCCCCAGTCCAGGAAATCCTTCCCGGAGGCCAGGACCTGGACGCTGCCCATCAGGTGCCCGTAGAACAACAGGACCCGGCTGTGCCCTTTCGCTTTGGCCTTCCAGCGGGCGTATGCCGGACTGAGCGGCTGCCACTTCCGGTGGCCGCGCCGGGCCCCCTGGACCATGAACGTCTGCCCCCACCAGCTCTTCGCCAGGATCTTCGTCATGAGGGTGAACATCCGGTAGTGCTCCGGACGTTTGGCGATATCCGACACGCGACTGCCGAGCTTGTCCCACTCGCGCGTGTCGATCTTGATCTGGACCGGCATCAGATCACCCGGCCCAGACCCGGCTTGCGGAACGCGTCGTACTCCAGCTCCTCGTTGCTGTCGTCCAGGATCAGGATGTCGCCTCCCCGGATCTGCCCCAGCAGCTTGTGGTACTCGCCGGAGAAATAGTTGACGACCGCGCTGATCTCGCCCACACCCTCGGGCTCCGGAACTCCGGGGACCACGATGTCGGTGTCATGCTGCCAGCTGCGCACGATGGTCAGCTCCGCAGACTTATATCGGGACAGTCGGTTGATCACCCGCGGCACGCTGTCCAGCGCTTCGATCTCGCTCCAGTCGACCCACTTGCTCAGGTCGTCGTAGACGATCTCCTTCGCGTCGTCGATGTTGCGCTGCAGCTGCGCGTTCGTGATGTCACTGTCCCGGAGCGCCGGGATGTCTCGCTTCAGCTCCTGCGTGCTACTTAGATCGGTCCACGCCATCAGTCACTCCCTTCCAAGGCTCGCTGGCCTCGGTGTCAGTTTGCTGGCGTATCTGCTCCAGTCTCTTCCTCCACGGCCCGGAGGTGCGCTCCGGCTCCCACTCTGGATCCTCGAAGAACGCCCGGTAGGCTTCCACGACCGCGTCCACGGTCTCCGGGCGGCTCAGGCCCCACCGCGTGTTCCCGATGATATCCCAGCCGTTTTTGAGATCTCCCAGGATGCGGTACTTCACGCTGGCCTTCGTCTTCCACTGGTCGGCCTCATGGTAGATGAAGTGCCACAGCTCTCTCGGTAAGTATACCAGATCCCCCAGGCGGAGTATACGCAAGAAGAACTCCCGGGTCTGCTTGCGCGGGAACCGGTCGTCCCACGGCCCGGCCTTGATCCAGTTCTCTCGCTTGAACAGCCACCCGCCCAGGCTCTCCTTGCCCTTGTAGTTCTCGAACGTCGATTTGCTGAAGTCGTAGATGTCGCGCACGCGATAGCGTTCGATCTTGTTCTCCAGGACGTAGTGCGTGGCGAAGTCGGTGTGCACGCCGTTGACGGTGTCCTCCCGACCGGCGATGAACTCCATGACCTCCTGGGCCCAGTTCGGCTCAAGGTAGCAGTCCGCGGCGTCGTTGTGGATCCACGCGCCCCGGCTTTTCTCGAAGCCCAGGTTGACCGCCTGGCTCACCGAGCGCAGGCCGCTCTCGCGCTCCCGGCGCACCGTCACGATGTCCTTGCCGTAGCCCTTCAGGATGTTCGGCGTGTTGTCAGTGGATCCGTCGTCGATGACGATCACCTCGATGTTCGGATAGGTCTGGTTCAGTGCGCTCTCGATCGACTGCCGCAGCAGGTCCTCTCGCTCGTTGTAGGTCGGGATCAGGATGCTGATCATGCCCTTGATAATTTCAGCCATCGGTGGCCTCCACCAGCTCCAGCGGCGGCCTCTGGCCCGGCTGCGGCTGGTTCATCAACGGCCCTCCCAGTTGCTCGAACAGGTCCTTGATCCGGGCGACCATGTTGTTCACACCGTAGTGCTCCTGGACCCATTTGCGGTATCGCTCGCTCTGGTACTTGCCGCTCAGTACCTTCTCCAGCTCCTCGAAGTCGTCCCAGATCAACTCGTGCGGCCACAGGTCCTTCGCGCCCCACCAGTTGTATATCAGCGGCTTGATGCCCTTCGCCATGCCCTCGGCCACGATGTAGCTGAACGCCTCCAGGTTGCTCGTGCTCAGCACGTATTTGCAGTCCTCGTAGAACCGGTCCATCGAGTCCTGCCGCGGCACGATCTCCCAGTTGCTCAGGCCCTGGATGTCGTGCATGAACGCGAAGTAGGAAATCGAATAGCTCCGCGGGACGTCCGTGCGGATCAGGAACTTGTACTCCGGGTGATGCTTGGCAAAGTAGCGGATCGTCATGGCCAGGCGCTCCACCCCCTTCTTCTCGGTGAACACGCCGACCCAGGCGATGCCGGTCTTCGTCGAGTTCTCGCGCTTGGCAAAGCTGAAGCCGTTCACGTCCACCGCGTTCGGGATCACCTCCAGGCGCAGGCTCGGCGGGATCGTGTTCGCGTACAGATCCAGGAACCGCTGCTTGACGTGCTTCGCCACGAACACCAGGGCGTCGATCGTCCGCCAGTTCATCTTCGCCATGACGTCCGGGTGATACAGCTCGTAGCTGTGCAGCCGGACCACGCGGATCTGACCGTTCGGCTTCGGCCAGTGGCTCATCTCCGCGGCGTTGTTGTGGCACCACTCCATGAACACGTAGTTCGCCCAGGCGGCGTACTCCACGTCGAAGTGCACGCCCTTCGCCACGTTCAGGTCCTGGGCGATCCGCTTCGCGAAGTCGTTCAGGAACGTGTAGCGCTGGGTGTCGTCGTAGAGGATCAGGTTCTTGCGGGTCGGGTCCATCTTGAGGTTCCGCTTCCACAGCTCCATCTTCTTGCCCAGCTCGCGATTGTCCTCGTCGCCCGCGGCCCCGAGGCTGATCGCTTTCTCGCCATTCTTCAGCGCCTCGAACCACTGGCCGACCTGGCTGTAGGTCGCGGCCAGTTTCATGTACGGCAGGTAGGAGTAGGCGGGCCCGTGCAGAAACATGCCATGAAGTGGCGGTTTCATATCTTTCGCGCAGAGGTACCAGTGCTCGGCGGCGTACCACTGCTTGTGCTCGAAGGCGATGTCGCCCATCAGCATGTAGAACTCCGGCCGCTCCCAGTCAAAGGCGAGCCCCTTGTACAGCCAGTCCTTCGTGGTCTTCCAGTCCTCGCGCTGGCTGTAGATCGAGGCGAGCTGGAGGCACGCCTGCGCCTTCTCGGCGTTCCAGGAGCTGATCTCCAGGTACTTGAGGTACCACTCGATGGCCTCATCGTGCATGTTCAGCTCGTTGTAGGTGTTGCCCAGATAGAAGTACGGGCGACTGACCTCCGGGTTCTCCTCGATGTCCTTCTTCAGCAGCTCGATGTTCATCTCCGCTCGCTGACTCTTGCGGACCTTCGCGTTCTCCGGAGTCCGCTGGTGGATGATCACCAGCTCGTTGACCGGCCGCTTCTTCGTGTCGTAGCCCTGCTCGGTGGCCAGCCAGTTGTGGACCCGGCCGGTGTAGCGGTGCTTCCCGTTGTTTTTGAACAGCCGCGGCTGGAGGAAGAAGATGTTCGGGATGATCTTCTCGATGTCGGTCACGTTCTCCGGGTTCATGTAGATCATCGCCGAGAAGATCTCGGTGTCCGCCAGGTCCCGTCCCGGCATGACCCGCTCCAGCAGGGCCACCAGTACCGGGCGGCTTTTCGGATGGAGCAGCTCGTGGCCGTCCATCAGCAGGACCCACTCCTTCGTGCACTTGTCCAGGACCTGGTTCCGCGCGGCGGCGAAGTTGTCATCCCAGGTGAAGCTGTCCACGACGTGTGCGTACTGCTTCGCGATGTCCATCGTCCGGTCCGTGGACGTGTCGTCCACCAGAACCACGACCTCGTCTACCAGGTCCGCCACGGACTGGAGCGTGGTCTCCAGGGTGGCCTCTTCGTTCTTTACGAACAGTCCCAGGCTTACCTCAGCCCGGGGCTTCTTCTGCTGCTCTCTCGGCATGTTTTCCTCTCCTCAAATAAAAATAAACGCAGGGACGCGTGGCCCCTGCGTTGTATTTCGTGTCGCTTTTTTCCAGCGCCCGCTTTAGGTGTTCGCACCCACGCTCGATGCCGAGTACACCTTGAACAGTGCCTCCGGCCTCAGTTCCCCGAACCCGAACAGGCCGTACCAGTACACGTTCATCAGTCTCTGAAGGGCGTCGAACGGTCCGCTCATGCCCATCATGGGAGCCTGGCCCTCGGCGTATGCGATGCACTGGAAGCCGAGGAAGTACGAGGTGTACAGGTCTACGGTGCCGCTCGCTCCGTCGGAGGTCAACGCGGCGTTGCTGGTCTCTACGAACCGGAAGCCCTCGAACTCGCCGATCTCTCCGTTGTAGATCTCGGTCGGGTCGACGTACTCCTTCGGAGTGCGCCAGGCACCGGATCCGGTCTCTGCGCGGAGGTCATGGACGGTGTCCGGATGGACGATGGCTACGTAGAACCGGCCGTCAGGTTTAGGTACGTTGTTCCGAGCCAGCCTGTTGCGCGCGAACCGGACGTCGGCCGCCGTCAGGAGTGATCCTGGCGAGGTTGTGATGTCCGTGGCGCTTGTCCCGGTGGCGTACTTGATGTACGCGCTGCCGGTCTGGGCGTCGTAGGCGGCCCGGGCGATCAGGTCGACTGAGGTTCCCATGTTATCGCCGACCACCCGTCCTACGGACAGGTCGATGTCAGCGAAGCTCAGGAGCCTGATCTTCTGCGTGGTGGTCACCAGCTTGCCGTACTCCGCGAGGGAGACGGATTTCTGGGTCTTGCCCATCGTCTCGGCAGTGGGATCGCTTGTCTCGGCGAGGGCTCCGGTTGCCGCGGTCAGGTTGTTGAAGATCGTGAAGGTCACGGTATCTCCAGGCATCGGATCTCGCTCGCGAATTGTCCACCGCTTCGACTGCGCGAACTGGGCGAAGAACAGCTGGGGCTGGAAGGCGAACTCGACCGCTCTACTGTAGGCGGTCTGCACCAGGCCCGTGAGGCTTGTGGTGCTCGTGACTGCGAACCAGTTTAGCGGGATTTTGTAGAACCTTTTCATGTTGTCCGTCCTCCAAGAAAGTTTTGTGGTTGTCAATTTCTGCTGACTTTCTCGGCGACGTTATCTGACGCCCTGTTGCCGGAAATCGGCGAGCAGCGCTTCGAGTTCTGCTTCATTCTTGCACTCGTCGATGAGCTGCTCGATGCGTCTCGCATCTGGCCGTCCGGCCGGTCCTTCTGGCGGTGTGTCGTCTCCGCCCACTTTCGTTTTTGACTTTCCAGAGTCGGTGTCATCGCCGCTGGAGCCAGGAGCAGCTTTCTTGACGACCGTCTGCTGGAACTTCTGTATCCACTTGACCTGGTCTCGAATGTCCCCTTGCGGGATCAGGTTGTGGTACTCGACAGGGAGTTCCTCCTTCAGCTCATCGAGCCGTGTCTCGAAGAACTCCCGGGTCTTCGCTACGTCCTTTTTCAGTATATCATATTTAGGCTCTAATTCGTCAAGAGCCTTTTTGAACTCCTCCTTGTCCTTCATCTCCTTCAGCCGGGCCGCTTCGTCCCGCTCGGAGATCTCCCGCAGTTTTTGCTTTTTCTCCATGATCTCATGGAGTCGCTTGCGGGCCAGGTCGGAGAGCTTGTCGTTGCTGTCAGCCAGGACCTTCATCGCCTTCGTCGTGCGCTTCAGCAGCGCCTTGATCGCCTCCGGGTCGTCGGAGTCGGCCCCTTCCTCCAGCTCGCTGAGCGTGCTCAGGGCCTGCTCGACCTCCTCGTCCACGATGCGCTTTTTCTCTTCGTCGTCCTGTTGTTCTTCTTTTTCTTCTTCGGCAGGTGTAGTCTCTTCGGAGCCTGGCTCTGGCTCGGTCTCTGCATCCGAAAACCACCACAGCGGCAGCCCACGGATCCTCTTAAATAGTCCCATCTGTAAACCTCCCAGTTTACTATTCTGTTTATATTCTAAAGTATTTTTCGATCCCCGTCTACAGCAGTTTCAGCTCCTTCTGCAGTTCCGCGTAGCGCTCCAGGACCCGCTCCTGGACGTCCTCCGGCCAGCGGAACCGCAGCGGCCAGTCGTACCAGGTCCCGTACTCCGGATGCACGAACCGGCGGACCGGCATGACCGGCCGGGCCGGATCCCCGGAGTAAACCATGCCCGGCTCCGGGCAGTCCTTGACCACACTCCCGGCGGTGACGAAACACAGCTCCGCGACCACGGCCCCCGGCATGACCAGGGCGTTCGAGGCGATGCAGCTGAACAGGCCGATCTGCGGCTTCAGCTCCGTGGGCGAGGGAGGCAGCGGATCGTTTGTCATCTGGACGTTCGCGAACAGCTGCACATAGTCGCACAGCGTCGCCCCCGGGGTGATCTGGCAGCAGGTCTGCGTCTTCACGTAGTCCCCGATCCAGCCGCGGCCCTCGACGCTGGAGAGTCCTCCCAGTTGAAATCCCTCTCCGATGCGCATGCCGCTGCGTATAGTGCAGTGGCTGCCCGTCGAGAGCCGCCGCCCGATCACGCTGCCGCCCTGGATCACCGAGTGGCTGCGGATGAGCGAGTCCTCGCCGATGCACAGCGGCCGCTCGCTCCCGCCAGGGGAGCCGAGCACGCAGTGGCTGTCGATCACCACGCCCTTCTCGATGATCACGTCCGGGTGGATGATCGTGAACGCGCCGATCACCACGTCGCCTGCGATCGTGCAGCTTTCGTGCACGCGTAGATCCGCGCCCCAGTAGTAGCCCGCCTCTTTGGCCTCTGCGGAGTTCATGTCTTGACCCCGAACCTCTCCAGCAGCTCCCTCGGCGTCTTGATCGCTTTGATGATCCCGGGGACCTCCTCGACCGGGATCTCCTGCCCGTCCAGGAACTCATCCACCAGGATCGACAGCATCATCATCTTCGCCATCGAGTCGTATCCGATCAGGCCGGGCAGGTCCGTGTCCAGACCGATCGTCTCCTGCATGTCCGTGCTCAACGCTCCGAGGAACTTCTCTATCCTCTCGTCCATAGTTATACCTCCAAAATTGTCGCGGCCCAGGAGTATCCCACCCCGAAGCCGCACAGCAGCACCTTGTCCCCCACCGAAACGACCCTCCGTTCCATGCAGTCCCGCAGGGCCAGGGGGATCGAGGAGGAGACCGTGTTCCCTGTGTAGCGGATGTCGTTGTAGAACTTCTCCTGCGGGATCTTCAGCGTGCGCCGCAGGTGGTCCAGCATGTAGTGGTTCGCCTGGTGGAAAATGAAATAATCGACCGCATCGAGTTCGAGATTGTACCGAGAAACGACCTCACGGACGGCCTTCGGGACCTCCTGGATTGTAAAAGCGAAAATCTCCGCACCGTTCATGGTCAGGGTCCCGTAGCGCGGGACGATCAGGTTCTCCGCACCGCGGCCGTCGGTGCCGAACACGAACGACGGGTGCGGCAGGCTGTAGCTGACCAGTGTGGCCGTGGCCCCGTCTCCGAAGATCATGCGGTTCCCGGCGTCCTCCTTCGCAATATGCTGGGTGTACGCTTCGCTGGTCACCAGCAGGACCTGGTTCGCCTGGTTGCTGAACAGCAGCCCATTCGCCAGGCTCAGGCCGTACACGTAGCCGGAGCAGCCGAGGTTGATGTCGAGGGCCCCGATGTCGGTCCGCAGGCCCAGGCGCTCCTGCAGGATGCAGGCCAGGTTCGGCAGGTGGTACTCCGAGGACTGGGTGCACAGGATGACATAGTCAATTAGTGACAGGTCGTGACGATCTACTACCTGCTGCGCAGCCTTCAGCGCCATGAACAGAATCGACTCGCCATCCGCCACGTGCCGCCGGGTCACCCCGATCTTCGAGGCGGCCCGCTTGACGTTATACTCGGGGACCTCCTCCTGCAGCATCTCGTTCGTGAGCACCTGCTCGGGCAGATGGTATCCGATATCGACAAGTCTCATGGCCTCACCCCCTCGTGGCCAGATGTACGATCCGCTCCACGCCCTCTTCGATGCTCAGCTTCTCCGTGTCCACGACCCAGTCCGGGTTCACCGGCACCTCATACGGGTCGTCGTAGCCGGTGAAATGCTTGATCTCCCCGGCCTTGGCCTTCGCCCACATCCCCTTGACGTCACGCTTGGCACAGGTCGCCGCCTCGGCCCTGACGTAGACCTCGTAGAACGGGACCCGCTCCTGGCCCGCGGTGAACCGGGCGGATCCGCGAAACTGCCGGTACGGTGAGACGAACGCGCACAGGACCACGATGCCCATCGTCGCCAGCTTCGTGGCCACCTCCGCGGCGTTGTGGATGTTCTTGCCGCGGTCGGTCTTGCCGAACCCCATCCGGTCCTTCATGTACACGTGGCGGAACTCGTCCCCGTCCAGGGTCTCCACCATGACCCCGTCCCGGCGCAGGCGCTCGGCGGCCCCGCGCAGCAGGGTCGTCTTGCCCGCACAGGGCAGCCCGGTCATCCAGATGATCCGGCCCCGGCCGCCGTTGAACTTCACCAGGGCGTTCTCGCGGATCTCGGTGCCGCTGATCCGCTGGATCTCCTCCGGTGCCTCCACCAGGGCGTACCCGACGCCGCGGCCCACGACGACCTGGTCGATGTCCGGCAAGTCAATAATTCGTAGCGACCCGGATCCAATTTCCTCGCTGAACTCCTCCTCGATCAGGGCCCGCCGCAGCTCCATGCTGAATGGGTTCTTCACGCTCACCGGCGTGTCCCGGATCGCCACGCAGACCTTGTGCCCGTTGTTGAGGAACGACCGCATGATGTAGACGTGGCCCTCGTGCAGCGGCATCCACCGCCCGATGAACAGCTTGTAACTCACTCCGGCCGTTCCTTTTTCGTCGGACGCTTCTCCGCATCCCGCAGCGCCAGCTGTTGCGCCGCCCTCCGCGCCGCCGGGTTCCCGCACGGGTAGCGGTGCTTTTCTCCTCGTTTGCCCCAGCGGGCGAAACAGCCTCGGGTATCCTTGCCAGTTTCAATCGCCATTCACTTCCCCTTCCAGCCCGAGGCCCTGACGGCCTGGCCCTGTTTGGCGGCCTTCTTTTTGGCCCGCTCCCGGGCCCGCACATCGCCGCACCTGTAGTGGTATCTCTTGCCGCTCCCGCCCCACTGGGCGAAGCAGCCTTTCGAGTCCTTCCCAGTTTTGACTGGCATCAGCGCCTCCGCTTTTTCTTCTTCTTTTTACACTTCTTTTTTGCCATCAGCTTGTCACCTTCTTCTTCCGGCCGATCCGGTGGCCTTTCTTCTTCTGCCACTGAGCCAGGGCCCAGGGATTAATCCCACGTTTGCCCTTCAGCCGTTTGATTTGTCGCTCTACGGTCTTCGGCCGTTTTACTTTACGGCGTTTTCTTTTTCCCGCCATTCACGTGCCCCTTCGATCGAGCCGCGGTCTTCCAGGCGTCTGGGACCTTGACGTGCCTGGAGAATGTTCGGCGGCTGACCTTGCGTCCTTTTAGTCTGAAGCCGTCCCGCTCGCCGTTGATCCAGCGCTGCTTGTTCGAGCTGACCGTGCGGTCCAGCGCCTTCAGCGACTTCATCCGGCCCCCGGATTTGGGCGGCCTTGACCTGCGTTTCGCTTGCTCTCCCAGCTTCACTCTATCCTCCATTTTTCCAGATATGGGCTGACTTTGGCAATCCTCTCTCGGCTGATCACATCGCCGAGCGCGGCCAGGATCCGGTCCACCTGCTCCTCGCTCAGCACAGGATCCTCCGGCTTGCCCTCGTTTCTGCGGCCCGGGCGGACCGGCTTCTTGTCCCAGGTCTCCGCCAGGTAGGTCTGCCAGGCCCGGACATTCTCCTCGGCCCGGGGGACGATCTGCGTCAGGTAGGCAAAGAACTGGCTGCAGGCGGTCGGGTCCCCGAACAGGTCGAAGTAGACGCTCAGGTTGTGCACCGGGTTGTAGCCCTTGCTTTTCCGCTTCGCCCGCTCCTGGACGATCCGGTGGTCCTGCGTCCAGTAGTTCTCGCTCTCGGCCCTCAGCCAGGCCAGCGCCTGGTCGAACTTCCCCGGCCGCAGGATCTCGCGGTCCAGGAACGGCCAGCTCGCCATGATGTCCACCGGATGGCGGACCGTGCGCACGAAAATGATCGGCATGTGGCGGTACAGCAGCGACAGGTCCACCAGGCCGTGGTCACTCTGCATCGGGTGCAGGGCGCAGCCCTCGGCGAGCTTTGCATAGCAGATGTCCTCTGTACACCGGCTGAACATCCGCTCCATCAGGGTGGTCCCGCTCCGCGGCGCACCGAAACTGATCAGCACCAGCTTGCTCGGCATCAGATCAACGCTCCCTTCGGCAGCCGCGGCGGCTTCATCTTCTTCCCCGAGTCCAGCGCCCGCTGGATCCCCTCAGCGGCGACCTCCATCTCCAGGTTGAAGATCGGCGGGCTCTCCCTGAACTTTTCCATGTAGGCGTCAACCAGATCCATCAACTGCTTCCTCGTCATTATTGCACCTTCCCCAGATACTGGAAAAATGTGTCATAGGTGTCTGGCCACTGGTCCTTGATCATCTTCAGCATCTTCGTCTTCTTGCGCGCATGCAGGGTGAACAGGTTCGCCACCGTCTCCGAGACACGGTGGGAGGTGTCCTGGAAGTAGCGGCGGCCGTGCCCCATCCCAACATCCCCAGCGGAGACGGCCTCGAAGGTGTCCGCGACGTACATGCCGAACGGATCCTTCCGGTACAGCTCCATCAGCTCCTTGTTCTTCGCCCTGATCGCCTCCCACCGGATGTTCCCCGCCTGCGCGGATCCAGACGGCACACCCGGATGTAGGGCTTTCAACTGCTTCTCGTATCGGACATGGTCCCGCTGTATCGCCGCAGTGATGTCCCGCTGGAACTGGGTGCCCCATTTCGGGTTCGCGCGCAGCGTCTCGAAATCAAACTTGTGCCCCAGCTCATGGAGCATCGTGCTATCCTTTTTCAGTGTATCCCAATTTCGCCGTCTGTCAAAGTACAGGCCCCCGGCCTTCGGATGCGTCCCGGGCTGCATGTAGTAGCAGGTCCCGGAGACCCGGCCGACCTTGTCTACCGTCGGCATCGCCAGGACGGCCCCCTGGATGTCCTTCGGCACATCCGGGTTGTCCAGCAGGTCCAGGTAGGCGTCGTTTGCCCCGCGGCTGGTACTCTTGAACTTGTCGGTCATGACGTACGGGGACTGCCCCTTCTCCGGGAGCTGGGTGGTGGTCTCTGGCTTCACCTTCTTCATCCCGCGCGCCGCGATCCGGGCGATCTGGCCCCGGGGGATCACGATCATGTTGCCCTGCGCCTTCAACTGGGCCCGGGTCTCCGGCGTGATCCGGTCACGGCCCCAGACCTCCTGCTCCTCGCCTCCGGCGATGATGAACGGACTGGTGGTATGTACGCAGCGGGGATGGAACAGGTGGATCGACCGGGCCTCGGCGATGGTCTGGTAGCCGGGCGTCTGGCCGTCGATGGAGAGGATCCTCCCCTCCCAGGTGCGGCACATGTCCCCGGATCCGCCGATCGATACGATCACCAGGTCGAACCCGGCTCCGGCCATCTCGTGGTGTAGGCCCTCCTCCTGGAGCGCCCGGCTCTGGGTGCGCGCCTGGGTCTCGCTCCAGGACTCCGGATCGTAGAACCGCGTCTTCCCGTCCCGGCACAGGATCGGCATCCGGCCGTACTGGTTCACCCGCGGCCCGATGATCTGCTGGATCTGGTTCTTGATCTCCGGGATGCTCATCGCGTTCAGGTTCGAGCGCATGGCGAACTCCATGACCTCCGGCGTGGAGGTGAGCTGCTCCAGGTAGCGGGCGTTGAAGTTGCGCATGTTGCGGGCGGAGGAGAAGATGTCGCGGTTGATCCCGTTGACGTAGAACTCCGGGTCCTTCACTGGATCCTCCTGTCGTTGACGTACAGGGTGACGTCCGCCGTCTCAGCGGCCACGTCCTGGATCCCCTTCAGGATGAACGCCGAGGCTCCCCGGATGAACTCCTCGCCGTTGCTGTGGATGACCTGGAGGCTGAGCTTTCCGGGCTCCGGGGCCTCTCCGATAATCTCCACGGCCTCGAAGCGGTCGATGACGGCTGCGTAGGTGCGAACAAGAGCAGACAGGGCGGCACAGGCGGCTGGATCGGTGTGACCGTCAACCTCCACTGCGCAGACCAGCCCCTCATGAAGTTCAACTCGAACCCTTACCACGTTTCAGCTCCTTTTTGGCCTTTGCCTCCAGGCGCTCGCGTTCTTCTTCCTCGTCAGAGATGAACGGACCGATGTACCGCAGCGCCCGCAGCTCGCCCCGGGCGTAGGCGTACATCTGCAGCGTGTTGTAGAACCGCTTCAGCCGTTTGTGGAACTGCGTGTCCAGATCGTTCAGGTAGGCCAGCAGCGTCTCGCGCTTGTCCGGATCCACCAGGGCGTCCAGGTTCTTGTACAGTGCCTTGTCCATCTCTCGCTTCAGCCGGGCGCTCTCCTTGATCGGATCGATGCCCGTGGCCCGGCGGACCCGTTTGTAGGCCGTGTTGATGAACCGGTTCGTGCGCTTTTTCGTGCCCGGATCGACGCTACTTTTCAGCGGGGCCAGGGCCTCCTGATCGAGCCCGGTCTCTGCCGGAGTGGGGGTGAACTCTTCGGCCATTCACCTATTCCATGCCGCGGAGGAAATCCTGCGCGCGTCGCTGCTCGTCCTCTGCGGCCAGGGACCGCTCGGCTGCCAGCCTGACGGCCTCCTGCTCCACGTCGATCTCGTCGAAGTACTTCTCCACGATGTCCAGCGCCGTGGCCTTCGTCAGCACGCCGCCGATCACCAGCTTCGTGACCTGCTCGATGATATCCCGGACGTCAGTGGGCAGCGCGCTCTGGACCTCGATGTTCGGCTCGTAGATCTCATCCTCCCAGTCGGTGCGCGGCGCGGCCTCGATCTGCGGCGGGTTGTCCTCGGTGGCCTCTCCCCAGACGGCGCGCAGTTTCTGGCCGATCCGGATCATGTCGACGATCGCCTGGTTCATGTACGCCTCTTTCCTGGTCTTCATCGCCAGCGATCGGATCAGCTTGTACATCAGGGCCCGGCCGCTCTCGATGCCGCCCTCGTCCTTGCCCAGCAGCGCCGGGGAGATCTCGGTGTTCATGCAGATCGCCTCGTACAGGCGCTTGATCTCATCCTGGGACTCCTGCAGGTGGCTGTCCCAGACCAGATATCCGGGCGGGGTGCCCTGGGCGTCGACCGGGAAGTACCGGCTCCCGCCGCCGCTCATCGTCAGGTTGCCGTACTCATCGAGGAAGCTCGCGTCCCCGTACATCGACGGGTCGGCGTGCTTGTCCAGCACGTCGTTCAGCTGGGTCTCCCGGTTGTTCATGGCGTTCTGCAGGCTCTCGATCATCCCGGTGTCCGAGACGCCGTACACGTCGAACATGCGGTAGTTCGGCCAGTGGATCAGCAGCGGCTCATCCACGCCGGTGTACTCCACGATGACCATGATCCTCCGGGGATCCTCGCTCTCGCGGTTGCGCTCCGGATCCCACGGATCGAACTCCAGGAACGTCTGCATGTGCGGGGACCGCAGCGCACGCTCCACCTCGATCATGTTCTCCGGGTAGCTGCCATAGGCCACCGGCTTCCAGCTCCGGCCCTCCCGCACGTACAGCTCCTTCATGATGAACCCCGGGTAGTGGGTCTTCTTCTGCGCGTACTCGGTCTTGCGCCTGCGGGCGAACAGCCGGACCTCACGCTCGGCCTGCGGGAGGGGATCCTCCTCGAACTCCCAGGCGATCTCGTAGTAGTTGACCTCGAAGCCCTGGTGATCGATGTCGACCCAGTACGGGTTGATGTAGCGGAACTTGACCAGCCCGTCCTCCATGTACGCCTCGTAGAACTGGTCCCCGAGGGAGCTGTTGCGGATGGCCGCCTCGTACATCGCGGTCAGGTACTTGTTGCGGGTGATCAGCTGCTCCAGCCACTGGTCCAGCTCCTCGGCAACGCCGTCCTCCTCTTTCCACTTGACGGACAGCCGCTTGCCCAGCAGCAGGTCGGCGCTGGCCTTGTTGATCAGCTGCGCCTTGTTGTCGACGATGAACTCCTTCGTGGCCCATTCCTCGACCGTGTACAGCGCGCCGGTAACCGGGTCCCGCTTGACCGACTGGCCCAGCGGTCGCTCATAGTACGCCCTGCCGAACGGATCCTCGTTGATCACGTACAGCTGGTGGACCGTGGTCTCCTCCGCGATGGAGAAGCCCCTGGCGGTCATCTGCTTGTAGCGGGCGTAGTTCTTTTTTCGGATCTCTTGCTCTGGATTGCGGAAATACATCCGAGGCTCCTGGGTGTAGTGTTACGTCTCTGTACTATTTCTTCTTCCCGGTCTGGAGCTTCGTCAGCAGTGGGGTATCTCCTTGCACGTGGTCGCCAAGATCGAAACGCATCCCGCCCGAGCGGACGGTCTTCGCTCCTTTTGGTCTCCGGCGCAGTAGCGCCGCGGCCTGCGCTGGGTCCTCGCAGTTCATGAACTGCTCCTCCCAGTGTCGGGCCCTTTCTTCTTCAGTCACATATCCCTCCCGATCTTCATCGGCTTGCCCCTCACCGAGACGGCTCTCGCGCGCGGTTTCTGCTTCGCCACCGTTCGGAGCGCCCGGGCCCGCTCGTTCTCTGCGTCTGCCAGGCGCTGTGCGGCTCTCACGGCCGCCGCCATGCGTGCACCGTCTGATTTGATCGTCTCGGCTTCGGCCAGGGTGCGTGCGTCGCTCTCAGCCTGCCACTGTGCCTCACTCATCGGATCGGCCACCCGTGTCCTCCTCCTGCTCGTCGCGATCTCTCGCGCCCGCCTGGCTCACTACTCCGGAGCGCTTGAAAACATTCCGCAGCGGGGAGCTGGCTTTACTGCCGATCCCCCGGATCCCTTGTGTCGTGATCGAGCGCTGCGTCCCGTCGTTGAGATCGGCGCTCCCGGCGAACTTCCCCGCTTTGACGGATTTTTTCGAGGAGGTGGGCGAGCGCCTTTCGCTGAACCTTCCCACGCCTTTCATGTTCGGACCTCCTGTCCTTTACATTTTTTACCATATCCAGGTAGTTGTCAAGTTGATCCAGCATACCACGAAACACCACGTCTTGGCTCTCCCCCTGGACCTCGATGCGCTTGTCCCGGCCCGGCATGGCGTGGTGGATCTCGAACCCGGCCGTCCAGTGTCCTGGATCCGGCAGCCAGCGGAAATACATCCCGACACGTACCCGCGAGAACTCAGCCACCAGGGTCTCGAACCGCTGCGCGGACCGGGCGATCCGGCGGCGCGTCCTACGCTTTCCCATCTCCCAGCCTTACCACCTTGAACCCGGCGCGCTCCCAGTCCCGGAGGAACAGGCAGTTGCGCACGTCGATGATCAGCTTCTGGCGCATGCTCCGGCGCACGTCCTCCGGATCCAGCTGGACGTACTCCGGATGGGCCGTCATGATCACCGCGCAGTCGGCCTGGCGGAACATCTTCAACAGGTCCTTCTCCGGATACACGTACGGATCGTGGACTCCGACCCGGTAGACCACCGTCTCCAGGAGGTTGCGCAGGGCGAATCCGGGGGAGTTGCGCACGTCGGTGCTCCGTGGCAGGTAGGCCACCCCCAGGACGGAGACAGCGGCCTCGTTCAGCTTGCGGTTCACGTGCTTCTTCAGCAGATCCACGATCCGGTGCGGCTGGCGATCGTTGACCAGGAGCGCCTGGTTCACGATGCCGGTGGATCCCACGCTCTGCGTGCTCTCGCGGTACAGCCACGGATCCTTCGGCAGGCAGTAGCCGCCCACCACTCCGGGCATCAGCAGCGGGTGCTCGACCAGGTCCCGGACCTTCCAGAAGTCCACGCCCGCGGCCTCGCAGTCCTCGGCGATCTCGTTGGCCAGGGCGATGTTGACCGCGCGGTGGGTGTTCTCCACCAGCTTGGCCATCTCCGCCTCCTCCAGGGTCGCCGCGTAGGCTGCATGCGGGCCGATGAACGAGTACATCTCCGCGGCCCGGCGCACTCCCTCCGGGCGGCCTCCGATAATGCGCACCAGGTTCTTCAGGTTCAGCCACAGCCGGGTGGGCATGACCCGCTCCGGTGCGTGTACCAGGTAGAAGTCCTGCCCCTCCTCCAGCTCGGTGGCCATCTCGATGAGCTGGATCATCTTCCGGCAGGTGCCGACCGGGACCGTGGACTCGATCGAGATCACCTGGCCCATCTGCGGCTTCAGGTGCTGCGCCAGGCGCGCGAACACGCCGGAGAGGACCTTGATGTCCGAGCGCCAGGCGGTCCAGTCCACCGGCACGCAGACGCAGATCATGTCCGCATCGGCCACCAGGCGGAAGTCCCGGGTGAACTCGATCCGGTCCTTCGCGATAGCCTCCGACAGCTTCTCGGCGATCTTCGGCTCCTGCGGGGAGAACGGGCTGATCCCGTTCTGCAGCTGCACCAGCTTCCCCCCGTCGCTATCGATCCCGATCACTCCGTCTGGGTCCGTCTCGCTGAACGCCAGCGCCAGAGGGAGCCCGATGTACCCGAGCCCTATGACTGCCACCACTTCAATACCTCCTCGGCCACTATCTCGGCCTCTTCATCTGTAGTCGTATGTGAACACGGCAGGGAGATGCTCTCCGCCGCGATGTTCGTCGTCACCGGCAGGGTGTAGCGCTGCGGGTTGCCCTCCGTGACCGGCAGCATGTGGATCGGCGGGCTGTAGTAGCGCTTCGTCGGGATCCCCTGCTCCCGCAGGTGTCGTTCCAGGCTCAGGACATTCGGCACCACGATCGTGTACACCGCCCAGGCGTGCTCGTCGACCCCGTAGGGGATCCCGATCCCGGTGCCGGTCAGCTTCTCCCCGTAGATCCTGGCGATCCGCCTGCGCCGGTGGATCATGTAGTCGAGGTACTTCAGTTTCACGTTGACGATGGCCGCCTGGAGGTTGCTCATGCGCAGGTTCAGGCCCAGGTGCCAGTGCGTGCCGTCGGCCAGGCCGTTCTGCACGATGGCCTGGACCCGCGCGGCGATGGCCGGGTGATCGGTGAACACCGCCCCGCCCTCTCCGTAGCCGCCCAGGGTCTTGGTCGGGAAGAAACTCGTCACGGCCACCTGGCTCAGGTTGCCTGACTTCCTGCCCTTGTATTTCGCGCCCAGGCTCTGCGCCGCGTCCTCCAGGACCGCGCAGCCGAACCCCGCGGCCAGGGAGCGGTACTCGTCCATGTCCGCAGGCTGTCCGAACAGGCTCGTCGGCATCAGCACAGCGGTCCGCTGGGTGATGATCTCGACCACGCTTTTCGGGTCCATCGTCCAGGTGCCCTTGTGGATGTCGGCGAACAGGACCCGCGCGCCCAGGATCCGGGCGGCGTTGTAGCCCGCGATGAACGTGTAGCTCGGCATGATGACGTCTACTCCAGGCCCCACGCCAAGAGCCAGAAGAGCAGCAAGTAGAGCCCCAGTCCCGCTGCTACAAGGCACGCAAAAAGGGCTATCAGTATATCCGGCCAGCGCCGCAGCCAGAGCCGCCACAGGGCTCTCAGGATTCTCATAATCGGCGATGTACGACCCGCTGTCGAGGACCTGGCGGACCGCCTCCTGGATCTCATCCTGCCACGGATCACTGGGCAGGTCTATCCACTTTATTCCCATTCACTCCTCCTCAACTGTTTCTCTCCAGCCAGTCCTTGTCTGAAAATACGTAGCGCAGCCGCTGCTCCAGGACGTCGATCCGCGCCTCCAGCGCCTGGATCTCGGCCTGCAGCGCCCGGGCCGTCCCGTAGGTGATCCCCTCCCGGATCGGCTCCTCGTCCGGGCTTCGAGCCTCGCAGAACGAGCGCAACACACCGCGCGCGCTCATATCGGCTCGTATTCCGCGCTGAGCACATCCTCCACGATCTGCACGGCCCGCAGGCCCACCGAGTCCTTCTCCAGGGGAGCGCGCCCAGCCTTGGCCGCGCTGATGAACGTCTCCAGCTCTCCCAGTAGCGGCTCGCCCGGGTAGCGGTCCTGGCGGACCTCCAGGGGCTCGCGCCGGTTGAACCGCCGGATGATCTGTTTCACCAGGTCGGCCTCCACCACCTGCGTGCTCGTGTACAGCGTGATCGTCCGACGCTTCTCCACATCGATCCAGCTGGTCCGCGTCATCCCCGGCGTGTTCTCCGGGATCATGAACTGCGCCAGGCAGAACACCGGCGTCATGTGCGGCCCGTGGACGATGGCCTCGTCGTTGATCAGCTTGATCCCCGTGCCGAAGAAGTAGACCAGCAGGTCGAAGTCGTGGACGGCCAGGTCGACCACCACACCCTCCGCCCGGTAGCGCTCCACCGCCAGGTTGCCCACGCGGCAGATCTCCACCCGCAGCACGTCGCCCAGATCCCCGTCATCGTTGAACATCAGCGCGAACAATCCCCGGACCACCGGGTTGTACCGCTCGGTGAACCCGACCATCAGGACCGTGTCCCGCTCCCGGGCCGCCGTGTAGACCTCGATGATGTCGGCCGAGTTGTCGCACAGCGGCTTCTCGCACAGGACCGCCGCGCCCTGCTCGATGGCCCGCAGGCAGAGATCCTTGTGCGTGTCGATCGGCGTGGCGATCACGCAGGCGTCCATCCAGTCGAAGATCTCGTCCTCCGGCAGGTAGCAGCAGTCACGCAGTGCGGCGGCTATCTCCGGGTCCGGGTCGTATACTTTCAGGTGAAATCCGTGCACTTTCGACAGGCTCTGAAGGATCCGGAAGTGGTTCGAGCCCATGTTCCCCGCGCCCAACAGCGCGACGTTCACGTCTGGCTCCGGAGCTTCGCGAGCTTCCCGTCTCCGGCGAACGCCTCCTTCATCGGCCCCTCCGGGATCTGCTCCAGCAGCACATCATACGCCTCGCCGCACTCCCGGAGCTGGGCCCGCAACCGCCTCACATCCTCTTGTAGTTCCCGGATCGTCAGATCCTGCCGGAACACAGCCTCTTCAATTCCCACTGCTTCCCCCTCTTACCTTTGGCCAGCGGCCGATGACGCGCCGCCCGTACTCCTGCTCGATGATCAGCCGCCCCTCCTCGGCCAGCGTCCGCATGGCTGCCGCGCTGGCGCTCAGGGCCATCGAGTCCAGCGTCGGGTCCT